GTTGCTACCCCAAAGCGTTTGTTTAGCATCGCTGTCTGCAATCCAGACGACGGAGCAGTACTACAAAAGCTTGCTTGTCGTGTAAAGCTATTTAATAAGCTGACCATGATTAATTCAGACAAGCGACAAGGCCCACTTAACGGCGTTACTCGTAACGGCGTATTCATTCCAAGTTACTGGGAAATCAAAAAGACTGGTCAAGGTCTTGGCACTGATTACCACATGAGCCTTTACACAGGTGATGAACTTATTGAAGAGGGCTGGAATGTAAGTAAGATTGAGGAAGATATTGCAGCGATGCAACCGCTTGACTCCTCAGCAATTCGTGTTGACTCATATGAAAGCTTGCTTAAGCTCATGAATGAAAACCCACAACAGGGTAAGTAACAACACATAGACGTGAAAGGGCTAGGGACCCCTTCCTAGCCCTTTCGCATTAAAGGGGACACTTGAACACTATTACTACCAAAAAGCAGCTGGATGAAATGGTTGCTTATTACCTTACACAAAACGCTTTTGCTTACGATGTCGAAACCGTTGGTGAACGACGCGGAGTCACTGTAGTTAACACAGTTTCTTGGATTAGCTTTGCTACAAATGGTCGATGTGATGTTATTCCAATGGGGCATCCAAACGGGGAGTATCTAGAAACAATTTACCCGCTTACCGGACAAGGCGAGCTTCGTAAATCTCAAGGTAAAGCGCTTAGAAAAACCGATTTATCAAGAAGCGAAAAAAAGCAAAGATTGTCTACTCTGAACCACCAGTTCAGCTTTTTCCAAATGAGGTTTTTGAAGCCCTTAAACCTTTAATGTTTAACGAAAAGATGACCATTGTCGGTCACAACTTAGTTTTTGACTTAACCTCTGTTGCTAAATACTACAAAGGAAACGTTCCTGAAGGAAAAGAATATTTTGACACTATGGTTGCATCTTTTCTTTATGATAACCGAAATAAAAACAAATGCGGCCTTGATGATTGTTTAGCCAGAGAATTTGGTTATCACATGGTTAAAGGTGTTGGTAAAGAGGTAGAAAAGCATTCTTTTAGTGAGGTTGCTAAATACGCATACCTTGACGCCAAATACACTTGGTTACTTTATAAGCATTTAATTAATAAGCTTGAAGAGGTAGATGTTACTTCAGTAATGGCGCTTGAAATGAAAGTCCTTCGTGTTTTATGTGACATGAAGTTAAACGGTGCTTCCATTGATCAAGACGGACTTCAAAAACTTAATGATCAATTAGAAGTTGATATTGAAAAGGCTAGGGAATTAATTTATTCGACTGCTGGTCGAGTGTTCAATATCAATTCAAACCCTGAAAAACAACAGCTTCTTTACTCGCCTATATCAGAGGGTGGTCGAGGAATTAAACCGACTGTTTTAACGGATAAAGGTGAAGGAAAGAAAAAGTCGGGGGTTCCGTTAATGATTTCTGATTATTCTGTTTCAGCAGATGCATTAGAAACATACAAAGACGACGCATTGGTTGCCGCCCTTTTGCAGTACTCAGAATTTAATAAGCTATTAACCACCTATGTGGTTCCATATCTTGGGGGAGTTTCAGTTCGATCTAGCAATGGAAAGACTAAGGCCGAAGAGAAAGAAAGCCTCCTTGTTAATGGAAAGTTGCATTGCGACTTTGTACAAATTGGCGCAGAAACCGGGCGTTTTTCTAGTAGAAACCCTAACCTTCAAAACGTTCCCGCGCCTCATACAGAACACGGTAAAGCTATTAGAAACCTGTTTTATGCCCCTGAAGGTTACAAACTTGTAGTGGCGGACTATTCACAAATTGAGCCTCGGATTATTGCTGATATGTCCGGTGACCCAATTATGATTAAAAACTACGTTGATAAGGGCGATATTTATACAACGGTGGGAAATGAAATGGGCGTGGATCGAAAGGCCGGAAAGGTCTTAGTTCTTGCTATTGCTTATGGTGTAGGGCCAGATAAAATTGCTAGCCAAATTGGTTGTAGCTTGCAGGAGGCTAAAGACCTTCTTAACCGGTTCAGCGAACGTTTTTCTTCTATTGAATCCTATAAAGCTAAGGTTATTGGGGTTACCAAAAAGTATAAATACGTTCAAACTTTGATGGGGCGTAAGCGCTTTATCCCTGAGATTGATTCTAAAAACTACGCATTTCGGGCATCGGCAGAGCGTCAGGCTTTTAATACTCGGATTCAAGGGTCGGCCGCAGACGTCATCAAACTTGCTATGGTACGAGCATACGAACTAATCCCATCTGAGGCAAAAATGCTTCTGACTGTCCATGATGAAATCGTTACTCTGACACCTGATAGACTTGCCGAACAAACTGCCGAAGCAATTCGTGAGGCAATGGAAGGCATTCAACTTTCAAAAGTCCCGCTAATCGCAGACGTTAAAATCGTTCAAAGATGGGGCGAAGCAAAGTGAGTTGGTTTAAACGCAGGCAAGAAGATCCTATTCATATTGAGATACCAGAATCAACCCTTACACGTTGGGCGCTTTACGATCTTGGTATTGTTGATCCAAATGAAGTTTCTGGTTTAATTGGATTAACTCCAGTAAGTGCTGAAGGTGAAAAGGTAGAGATTGGAGAGAGCGAAGAGCGGCTTATCAACATACTTTATTACATTCCTTTTGTGGAATTAATTAGTGAGCTCGCCTCTAAGATTATTGTTACATCTCAAATAAAAAATAACCCGGAAATTGTTAATTCAGACCCTGCACAATTAGAGGCAGACATTGCCACTTTAACTGAAATCTATCGAGGAATTTCTTATTCTTCGATCGTACTTGCGCTTTCTTTAGGTACTCACTTAAACTTAATTCCAGAACGAGAGGAATAATATGAGCAGCAGTTGGTGGGCTAACAAACTTGGTACGCCTCAAGCGCAACCACAACAACCGCAAACCACTTATCCAACGACTACGCAACAACCTGCGTACCTACCGCCCGATGTACGTGATCATCGACTGCCGGTAAGCGCTACAGAGGCGTCCCGATGCCCTGGTTGTGGAAGTGGAAACTACGGTAGGGTGACCCCTGAAGCAAAGGCTCGTTGTTACGACTGCGGCTATCCCCTTGTTCAATCAGGTTCTGGAATGGGTAAGGGAATTGCCGGGGGTCCACAAGCATCAGGTCCTGCAACACCTGCTAGACAAGTTGCATCAGGCGGCTTTAATCCACAAACTATAGTTGGGCGAATCGAATGACCATGACGGCAAATGCAGACCTTATGAAGGTAATTGCTAATATTAATAAGAAGTTGGGAAGCGGAACTATTCTTTTAGGAGAAGAAATCCGAGACGACGCTATTTCTCGCATGACCACCGGATCCCTTGCTTTTGACGTGGCTTTAGGTGGTGGTTGGCCTACTAACCAGTGGCATGAGCTTATTGGTGAGGCAAGTAATGGCAAGACCGCCATCGCCCTAAAAACAGTAGCCGCTAACCAAGCTAAAGATCCAGAGTTTACAACCGTGTGGGTTGCGGCGGAGCAGTGGGTGCCTTCATACGCTGAAATGTGTGGGGTAGACCTTTCAAGAATTTACGTAATTTCTACTAATATCATGGAGGAGGCTTATGAAGCTGTCATTCAACTCGTGGAGTCCAAAGCGGTGGATTGCGTCATTATCGACAGTCTTCCTGCTCTTGTTCCTAGTTCGGAAGATGAAAAAGAGATGGAAGAGTCTACAGTGGGAAGATCAGCCTTACTCACTAACAAGTTTTTTCGGAAGGTCGGAAAAGCCTCAAAAAGAAGCCTAACAGAGCATGAAAGACCGTTTATTGGAATTGTTATTAATCAATGGCGTTCCAAAATTGGTGTCATGTACGGCGATCCTAAGACCACTCCAGGGGGTCTAGGAAAAGACTACGCCTTCTTTACTCGTATTGAGGTTAAGAGGGATGAGTGGATTGAGCTCGGAAAGAGCCAAAAAGACAAAGTTAGAATTGGTCAAACAATTAAGATTAAAACCATTAAAAACAAGTCTGCGGCCCCACAGCAAACCGCTTATATTGATTTTTACTTTGCTGAGGGTGGCCTTTTATCTCCCGGGGAATTCGACTTTGCCAAAGAGATTATTGCTATGGGCATTATCAACAAGGTCATTGTTAGAGCGGGCGCTTACTATCGTTATGCTGGTCGCCAATGGCAGGGGGCAGATGCTATGCTTGTCTCCATACGGGAAGAAATAGAACTGAAAGAGACCTTGGAACGCGACGTTCTAGATTCCATTAAAGCGGGATCTAAGTTTGTAGCTGAAACCTCCGATGAGGAGTGAAGGTCAAAAGCAATCTAAGAAGCATGAGGCTCGACTCGCTAAGTTGGTAGATGGTAAGCGAAACGCTGGGAGCGGGGCCTTCTGGAGTCGAAAAGGCGATGTTAGATCTGCTGATTTGTTAATTGAACATAAGTGGACTGGCAAAGCCTCCTTTACTGTAAAAGCTACAGTTTTGGAAAAGATAGTTAAAGAAGCAATTCTTGATTATCGGACTCCCGTCCTCGGCTTCAGTTTAAACAATGAGAATTACGTAATGCTCACTGAAGATGATTTTCTGGAACTGCGCCAGAGACTTCAGGAGTGCAATTGTACGAAGGTTCAGGAAGCGTAGATGATTGGCGCTATGACGCTAAATGTCGAGGTATGGATACCGAATTGTGGTACCCACCAAGAGATAAATCTAAGTACAAAAAAATAGCAGAGGTTTCTAAAGCTGTGTGCTTTGGTAAAGATGGCGCGCCGGAATGCCCCGTTCGTTTGCAATGTTTATTGTATGCAGATAGGATGGATGAACAACATGGCATTTGGGGTGGGCTTAGTCACCGCGAACGCAATGCTTTAAAGCGCAAGGCTGCAAAGCAAAAGTTGTCGTTAAAAGAATGGGTGTTTAATGGCGGGGATAAAAAAATACAAACCAAGCGCGGAGTTTAAACAGTTTTTAAAAACCGGTGAAGCCCCCACCAGAGTGCTTAGTCAAGTAGAAAAGTTTATTGCTTCCTCCCCAGTCGAATCTGATCGTAGAAGCGATGTATTGCACCCGTCAGCAATGGTTAAAGATTCTTGGTGCCATCGAGCTTCATATTTTCATTTGTTAGGTCATCCAGTTAACAAGCCTGCTACAAATTTAGGGCGAGAGCTGGTGTTTGCTGAAGGCCATAGAATTCACGCTCAATGGCAAGAAATGTTTCAAAAAATGGGTACGTTATGGGGTAAGTGGGAATGCTACGAATGTGGAGAGTGCTTTTGGGGGCTTCCAGATTGCCACGATGGCCCTTTAATTTATAAGGAAGTTCCCCTTGATTACAAACCATTAAGGATTGCTGGTCATTCTGATGGTCTTTTGGTAGGTTTTGGTAATCCATTAATGCTTGAAATCAAATCTGTTGGTTTAGGAACGTATAGATTTGAAGCCCCCGATATGGTGCGCGAGCATGGTCAAAACTTTTCTGCTTTATGGGAAGCCACGGAAAATCCTTTTAATTCCCATGTAACCCAAGTTCAAATTTATATGAAGCTTGCTGAATTGCTTGAGCTTGAGTACCAGCCACAGCAAGCGGTACTTTTGTATCAAGCTAAAGCGGATCAAAAGATTAAAGAGTTTATAGTCGACAAATCAGATTTTAATATTCAACATATATTTGATGCGGCGGCAGAAATTGTAAAAGCAGTTGAACTACGTCAAGCACCACCATGTAATGTAGGGGGAATAAAGGGATGCAAGGAGTGTGCAAACTATAATGAGTCCAATTAATTTAAAAGTTAACGCCGCAAGCGAAGCGTTACTACAGAAATTAGAGGCACAAGGTTTAAAGGTAACTCGTAACTATGCCTATGATTTACCGGAGTTGCCAGAAGATATTACTGCTCTAAGCGACGCTTCTATCATGGACCTGTACAGCAAACTTGTTGCCTACCATGAGTTCCTGAGCCTTCAAGAATGGTGTAATAAAACTGATGAGTCTGAACAAGAACGCGTATTAAAGCTAACTGTTGCTAATTTACGGCTTTCCCGCAAAGCAAAGGGAAAAACACCCGCCGATATTGCAGCGGAGATTGAAACTGATGCCGAGTACGGCGAATTGATGCGCGCCCATATTGAACTCCAAAACTATGGAAGTTTGCTTACTTTAATGATTGGTGGCGTGGCAAAAAACATTCAACTTGTTGGACGTGAGCTTAGTCGTAGAAAAGATAATAGCGATTTTGTTAATCGATCCCGGTCATTCACCCCGTGAAAATTTTTGATGGTGGGTTAGACGACACTAAACCTGTATATGTGGGCATTGATCAGTCCTATAGTGGATTTGCTATAACCCTTTTAAATGATACCGGTTATCGAACCACAGTATTCAAGTCCAGTATGTTCGGAATCAAACGGTTGCGGGATATCCAAGCTCACGTAATGGATACTTTAGTAACCGCTGGAGAAATTAAAGATGTTGCCATGGAAGGTTACGCTTTTGGTTCACAAATGGCCAATATGCTTGGAGAACTTGGCGGCATGGTTAAGCTGACCCTACTGGACTTTAATATTTACCCTTTGATTGTCCCTCCCACCAACCTTAAAAAATATGCTACCGGTAAGGGCGCCGGCATATCTAAAGGGCAGATTATGTTATATGTTTATAAAAAGTGGGGGGTTGATTTGCCGGATGACAACGCCGCAGACTCGTACATCCTTGCCCATTTAGTTTCCGGTCGTCATGAGTTGGCTTATGAAAAAGAGGTGTACGATAAGCTTCAAGATCCTAAGTTTCGGGAGCGTTAATGCCTAATTATGATTTTAAATGCTTTGTCTGTGGCGGGGTACAAGAGGTTTACCGTGAGTTTGGGGACGACACAGTCCCTGTATGTTGTCAGCAGTCTATGGCCAAGGTCTACTCTGCTCCAGGTGGCATACATTTTAAAGGTGGCGGTTGGGGAGGCCAGTGATGGATCTTCGAGGTACACCAACAGAAGTCTGCGTTTGTGGTTCTGAGCTGTGGTATTTAAAGGCCATGTTCCAAGATAAAGAAATTGCCCTATATATGCTTGATATGGAGTGCGTAGAGTGCGGAAGCCTCGCTACAGCCCCTACACCCATAGATACAGACCCACTTGATAATCCCCACACATTGTAAGGTTTAGGCTGTAAAACCTTACATAAAACCTCACACTTTACTCCACGGGGCTACTACAAAATGGAGTATAAATGTCAGAACAGACACAAGACGATAACCTTTTACGCGTAAGCGCGGGAAGCAATCCTCAGGCCGTTGCCTCAGCAATCGCCCATAGCATCTACGAAACCAAGCAGTGCAAAATTCGCGCCGTTGGTGCAGGTGCAGTAAACCAAGCAACAAAGGCAATCGCTATCGCACGCGGCTACACCGCCCCACGGGGTTTGGATCTTGTATGCGTTCCGGGATTTGCCAGCATTGATAGCCACGATGGCACAATTTCAGCCATTGTATGGACTGTTGAAGTCCGATAAGGCTGTTATTCTTATTTAAACCCTTCGGCCAAAGGATAACCATGGAAAAACCAAAGAGCGACAAGCACCT